TATTAATGTCAGTAGCAACAGAATATAATGATGCATTGATGGTTGTCGAGAATAATAATGTTGGTTGGGCAGTATTACAGATGATAATAGATAGAGATTATAAAAATTTATTCTGGATGAAGAAAGACATAAGATATGTAGACGCTAATAGACAATATACAAACAAATATAAGAGTGAAACTAAACAAATGGTTCCAGGCTTCACAACATCATTGAAAAGTAGACCACTTATTATAGAAAAGTTAGCACAATTTATTAGACAAAAAGAGTTAAAAATAAATTCCATTAGATTGATAGAGGAATTATTTGTATTTATATTTAATAATGGGAAACCGGAAGCTTTAAGAGGATATAATGATGATTTAGTTATGAGTATGGCTATCGGTCTTTGGATAAGGGAAACAGCATTGAGACTTCATGATGAAAATATGAGAATGACAAGAGAAACTATGCAAAAAATAGGTGGAAATGCTGGCGTGTACACAGTTGAAGAAACAGAAGACTATGGTTGGAAGATGCCTGTAGGCGATAAAAAAGAATCACTAACGTGGTTAATAGGTAACAAGGAATAAAATGGCAAAACAAGATACATTTTTTGATAGAATTAGACGATTATTTTCGACTAACGTTATTGTAAGAAACGTTGGCGGTAAAAAGTTAAAAATTGTAGATACAGATAAGATGCAAATAGGATCCAGACAATTAATGGATCGTTATACGAGAATGTTTTCTACAACAGCTGGTTATGGTGGCTATATGGGGTATTCGGGTGAGCTAGCTAAGGCTCAAAGAATATCATTATTTAGGGACTATGAAGCAATGGATGATGACTCAATTATTTCTTCTGCATTAGATGTCTATGCTGATGAGTCCACAATGAAATCAGAGTACGGTAATGTACTAGAAATCAAGAGTAATAATAATCAAATAAAGGATATTCTACATAATCTTTTTTACGATATACTGAATATAGAATTTAATTTATGGCCGTGGATTAGAAATTTAGTAAAGTATGGTGATCTTTATTTGCATTTAAACATACAAGAAAAATGGGGTGTTATTAATATAGAGCCGCTGTCTCCTTATGATGTATCTAGAATTGAAGGATGGAATCCTGAAAATCCACAAGAAGTAAAATATGTACTAGACACAACAGATCCGAGAAATCAAGCAGGAAATGCTCCAAGAACAGAATTTGAAAATTTTGAAATGGCACACTTTAGAATGTTATCAGATTCAAATTACTTGCCATACGGTAAGTCAATGATAGAGGGTGGTAGAAAGACTTGGAAACAATTAAGCCTCATGGAAGATGCTATGTTAATTCATAGAATTATGAGAGCACCTGAAAAAAGAATTTTTAAGATTGATATTGGAAATTTACCTCCAAGTGAAGTAGATACATACATGAAAAGAATCATCGATAAGATGAAAAAGGCGCCAGTTGTAGATGAAACCACCGGTGATTATAATTTACAGTACAATATGCAAAATCTTACTGAGGATTTTTATTTACCAGTCCGCGGTGGGGATAGTGGAACAGCAATAGAATCTCTTCCAGGATTAACTTATGAGGCTGTTGAAGATATTGAATATTTAAGAAATAAACTTTTAGCAGCACTTAAAATTCCAAAAGCTTTCTTAGGATATGAAGAACAAGTTGGATCTAAAGCTACATTAGCTGCTGAAGATGTTAGATTTGCTCGTACTATAGAGCGAATTCAAAGAATTGTTGTTAGTGAGCTCACAAAAATAGCTGTAGCACACCTCTATTCGCAAGGTTTTACTGATTCTGCATTAGTTGATTTTGATTTGATACTAACAAATCCATCTACAATTTATGAGCATGAAAGATTAGATTTATGGGACAAGAAAGCTGCACTAGCAGATAGCATGGCATCAGCTGGATTAGTTTCTTCACAATGGGTGTATGATAATATCTTCTTATTTTCTGATGAAGAAGTTGCAAAGCTTGATCAAGAAGTAATAGCTGACAAGAAGGCAACGTTTAGATTATCACAAATTGAAATGGAAGGCAATGATCCTGTCCAATCAGGCCAAGCTATTGGAACACCTTATGATATGGCAACTGCAATGGCACCTGAGGGTACTCCAGGCAATTTAGATCAAACAGGCGATGATGGTGTACCTACTGGAGCAATGTTTGATGAGGATGAAGACTATAAATCAAGAAAAAAAGTATTAAAAAATAAATCTTCTAGAAGAGACAAGGAAGACAGAAGTAGACTTGGTGGTGTTCGTGATGTATTGGGTAAACATGACTATGCAAATGTAAGAAAGCGTGACAAAACTAATCCAATAAAGCACAAATATAGAAAAAGTCCATTAGCATTATCGCACTTTAACAAGCTTAAAAGTCATTATGGTGACAAAGAAAAACAAATGATTACAGAAGTTGATAAAATTGAAGAAGAGCTTAATGACAAAAAGACTAAAACAAAAAAGAAATAAATTTATATTTATAGATGATAATTTAGCTTAGGGTATAAATGAAACATTCTAAATACAGAAATACAGGCCTCTTATTTGAGTTACTCACGAGGCAAATAACAGTGGACATTTTGAATAATGTACCCACTTCTTTAGCAACAGCAATATTGCAAAAGAACTTTCATAAAGGGTCGGAACTTTTTAAAGAAAATAAGCTTTTTAATGTGCTTATTGAATCAAAGTTCAAGTCAACAGAAAGAGCTGAACATTTAATTAAGACAACAGTCAAAGCATATAGCAGAGTTATAGATACAAATAAGCTTAAATTAGAAAAATATAATCTTATTAAGAGTATTAAAGAAGGTTTTGATATAAATGAGTTCTTTAAGTCTCGTGTAGGTAATTATAGAATTTTAGCAGCAGTAAACAATATCTTAACTGAGGATTACAGTAATCCTGCAATGCTTTCCAAAAATCATTATACTATTGTAGAGAACATGACGTCTGATAAAAAGACAGAGGAAACAGAATTAATGGTAGCACTGCGTCGTGAAAATAAAGATTTACGTAGTATAACTTACAAAATTTTAATTGAAAAATTTAATAAAAAATATAAGTCTCTCTCTAAAGAACAAAAAGATGTTTTAAGAGAGTATATTAATAATATTTCAAATACTAATGGTTTGAATGATTTTTTAGAATCTAAATTTAAGGGTATTTCTTTTAATTTAAAAAAATCATTACCAGCAATTAATGATAAAGTAGTAAAGATAAAAATTAAAGAGTGTATTAAATTAATAGAAGACACAAAATATAGCACTAAACAGCATACTTATAATGTTTTGAAATTGATGAGATTTTATCAACTTTTAGAGGATGTACATCATGCAACGAAATAAAAAATTAGTAGAACTCATCAGAAAGATGATTCAACAAGAAATTGAAGAAATGAATACAACGGCTAGCGCTGGTGGAGAATACTCTACACCACATGCATTTCGTAATGATGAGAAGGACGATGAAGAATTAAAATTGACTAATGGTATGTCAGTTGTAAAAGAAAATTATTATCAATGGCGTAATAATGAAGACCTCACTACAAAACAAAAGATTGCCAGATCAATGGTTGCTATTAGAGACAGTATTGATTTAATTGATAAGGCAGTAAAATATAATGTAAAATTAAAGACAGAAATGCAATTTGAATCTGGTAGTTATATGGAAAGAACAAAAATAGCACTTAATAAAATTTCAGAAAAATTAATAAGATTATCAACAAGAGTAAAGGATTTAGTATAATGAAACAACTTTTAGTAGATACAATTCCATTTGAAGTTTCCAGAAGTGATATTAATGAATCAATGGGTAAAAATGGTGGAAGATTAATTGTTAACGGTGTTTTGCAAAGAGCAGAATCCAAGAATCAAAATGGGAGGGTATATCCTAAAGAGATTTTAATGAGAGAAGCCAAGAAATATGCTAGTGAGTTCATTAAACAGAGAAGGGCAATGGGAGAATTAGATCATCCTGATAGCTCTGTTGTTAATTTACAAAATGTTTCGCATAATGTATTAGAGATGCATTGGAAAAATAATGATCTAGTAGGTACTGTTGAGGTACTTAGTACTCCTGCAGGTAATATTTTAAGAGAATTATTTAAAAGTGGTATTAAATTAGGAATAAGTTCCAGAGGTTTAGGATCAATTAAACAGGAAGGAAATGAAGATGAAGTTCAAAATGATTTTGAATTAATTGCATTTGATTTTGTTTCTAATCCTTCAACGCATGGCGCATTTCTGCAGCCAGTTCATGAATCAAAAGGGTCGCCAACAGTTACTAATAAATGGTCACGTGTTGAGGCTGATGTAAGAAACATTTTAATGGGAAAATAAGATGGCAAAGAGTACAAAATTAAAAGACATAATAAACGAAAGCATCGGTATCGGTGGCATGGTTCCTATGGAAGCAGTAGGAGACTTTGAGGGGTCTAAGGGAACAAAATTACTACAAATGGCGAAAGATATTGTTGCAAAAGAAGATGCTGATAAGCTTATGACAAGAGAAGATCTTATCAAGACAGTAGCAGAATTTCAGACTTACGGGCCGTCAATTTATAAGAAGCATAATTTAGCAGAAGTTGGCCTTGTTTTTAAAGAAATAGCAGAAGCATCAGGAAAGCATGTTGTAGAAGAGGCTTCTGAATGGTTTGATAGGGTAACTGTACAAAGAAACATGAATGATCTCAAGAAACAAGCAGGATCGTTTTCTAAAATTGCTAATGAAGCACAAGCTTTACAAGATAGAATGTCTGCTTTGTATGAAGATATGGGCCAAATATTAAATCGTTATTTCAAAATAAATGACGCAGCAAAAGAAGGCAAAAACTACAGGCAACATGGAGATGAAAAAGAAGAGGACTAAATGGCAATATACGTCAAGGTTACAAATAATAATATAGAGTACGCGTTACGTAAATTTAAACGAAAAGTTAAAGATGCAGGAGTTTTGCATGAGTTACAACAGCGACAATTTTATTTAAAACCTTCAGCAATAAAACGAGATAGGAATGCAAAGGCAAGACGTCGTGCTCAAATTCGTTCAAAAAAAGCTGAACTTTAAAATATATTAAGTATATTTATAAAAAATATAAATGCACTCACATTCGTTGAGTGTTTCGAATTAATCAAATCTGATTATAGTTCCCTAATAACTATACAAAAATGTAAACCTCTAAGAGGAGAATCCTTATGGATAAACTATTACAAGAAGCAATTGCTGACGCAAAAGCAGTACGCGAAACTGCGCTAGCAAATGCTAAATTAGCCCTCGAAGAAGCCTTTACACCTCATCTGAAATCAATGCTTTCCAAAAAGCTGCAAGCTGAAATGGAAAACGAGGAAGAGGAAGCCGATGACGCTGGCGATGACGCCGGCGAACCTGAAGCAGATCCATTTGCTGACGCCGAAGACGGCGTAGAAGAAGAAATGGATTCTTCAGATATTGGTAAAGCTGATAATAAGAAGCCAAGCGATAAGTCTAATGATGACGATGGTCAAGGCCCTGAAGAAGAAGGTTCACCTTCTGATCAAGGCGATGAAGATGACGAAGCTGAAGAAGCTCCTGATCAAGCAGTGGGTGAAAATTTTAATTTTAGTGAAGAAGATGGAGAAGAAGAAGCTCCTGAAGATGACGCTGGAATGGAAGACGAACCTGCTCCTGAAGAAGAGCCTGCTGAAGACGACGTTGACCTTGAATCAGTTCTACGTGAACTTGAGCAAGAAATGGCAATGGAAGAAGAAGGTGAAGAAGAGGAAGAAGCTCCCGAAGCTCCTGCCCCTGAAGAACCCGCTGACGAAGAGCCTGCTGAAGAAGAACTTGATCTTGAAGCAATTATCAGAGCATTATCTGAAGAAGGTGAAGAAGAAGAAGAGGAGGAAGCTCCTGCACCTGCTCCTGAAGAAGAATCTGTTCATGCTGAACTCGAAGAGTATAAGCAAACAGTACAATATCTAAAGGAAAAGTTGTCAGAAGTAAACCTGCTTAACGCAAAACTTCTTTATACGAACAAACTATTCAGAAGCAGAAATGTTTCACAAGAACAGAAAATGAAAGTGATCGAACAGTTCGACCGCGCTGCTAACGTACGCGAAGTCAAACTTGTTTACACTACATTTGCTGAATCTATGAAACGTAAACCTGTTAATGAATCAGCTCGTAAAAAGAGTAAATCTTCTAAACCTGTAGCTTCTACCAAAGGTAAGAGACCTATCATCGGTGAACATGTGGATTTTAAAACCCGCATGAAGAAATTAGCTAACATTATTTAAGGAGAAACATTGTGTCTAATTATGATTCACAACTCAAAGACGTAATGGGCGGATACAATCCCCATAATGAGCTTCTATCATCCTCTCGTAAATTGGTCAACAAATGGGAGCCTACAGGCTTACTTGAAGGACTATCAAACGAAAGCGAATCAACCGGTATGGCAGTTCTGCTTGAAAACCAAGCAAAACAGCTTATTGATGAAGCTTCACAAGTAGGAGTTAATGCAAATCAAGAACAGTGGAGTGGCGTTGCCCTTCCATTAGTTCGTAGGATTTTTGCTGAACTCTCTGCGCAGGAATTTGTTTCTGTTCAACCAATGAACCTACCGTCTGGTCTGATTTTTTATCTAGACTTTAAATATGGTTCAACAATGCAGGGTGGAAAATTACACGCGAAGGCTTCAGATCTTCACGGTGATACTTCCAGCTCTGGCGACCCAGCTGGCGGCTTTTATGGCGGCGGCAAATGGGGATACTCGATCAATGATGCTGAGGCAACTACAGCAAATGAATCAAACGCGACTGCATCTGTAGCAGATGTACGTCATGATACAGCATTAAGTGCATCGGCAGCAGCCGGTCAATTAAGAAAGATCACGTTTGATGTGCCATCCGAAGGCGATGCCGACGGTGCAAAAGCATGGGCTGTAACTGGTTCAAACATTCACGCAATTTATCCAGCACACACATCTGTGTCCGGAACTACAGTCACTATGATTGTATCTGGTTCAGGTGCTTCTGCAAATGAATGGCATGTATGGTATCATAAAGCTCCAACAGACACCTCTCGTGGTGATTTTGAAGCTGCATCAGCTGCTGAAGGAACTAATCCTGAAGAAGCTAATGCTGGTATCCCTGAAGTAGACATCCAGATGAAATCTGTTGCGATTACTGCAAAGACTCGCAAATTGAAAGCTATCTGGACTCCTGAGCTTGCTCAAGATCTTAACGCATACCACGCTGTGGATGCAGAAGCAGAATTGACTTCTATGTTGTCTGAGTACGTATCAATGGAAATTGATATGGAAATAGTCGACATGTTGAAACAAAATGCTTCAGCTAAGACTGAGTACTGGAGTGCAAAAGTGGGCTTCGAATATGATGCCGCTACTAATGCATTTTCAGAAGAGTCAGGTGCTTCAAATGCCTATACTAAAGGCGACTGGTATCAGACCCTTGGTCACAAGTGTCAGTCAGTTTCTAACGCAATTCACAAGAAAACACTTCGCGGTGGCGCAAACTTTATGGTCGTAAGTCCTGAAGTTGCTACTATCCTTGAAGTAATTCCTGGGTTTTCAACAGACTCTGATGCAGACGTAACCAAATCTTACGCAATGGGCGTTCAAAAGATTGGTTCATTAACTAACCGATTTAACGTGTACAAGAACCCTTATCTACAAGATGATCAAATCCTCTTGGGATTCAGGGGTGCTCAGTTCTTAGAAACTGGCGCTGTATATGCACCTTACGTGCCTATGATCTTGACACCGGTTGTTTATGATCCAACCAACTTTACTCCACGTCGTGGTGTAATGACGCGCTATGCTAAGAAAATGGTAAGATCAGAGTTCTACGGCTTAGTAAACGTCGCAAATACAGACAAAGTTTAATAACTAGTCTTATTTGTATTCAATTAAAGGGGCTCTTCGTGAGCCCCTTTTTTATTTCGTTATACTATTATGATTTCCTTGATATTTATAAACGGAAATATTTCTAATTGGAGAATAAAATATGGCTGTACCAATATGGCAAGGAAGCAGTTCATTTTCATCAGGTGATACGCCTTACGGGTTTTATGATGCTGATAGTGACTTTATATCAACAGTAGATAGGTTTGCAGACTGGTCTGCAAGAAGGCTAGGTTACCCTATTGTCGATATTGAAATGCAATCTGGTTCCTTTTACGCTTGCCTTGAAGAAGCAGTTACTGAGTATAGCGCTCAAGTTAATCAGTTTAATATAAGAGATAACTTACTGCACTTACAAGGCCAAACAACAGGTTCAAATTTATCTGGTAAAAAAGTAACACCGACGCTTGGAAGAACAATATTTTTAAGTCAGCAATACGGAACTGAGGCTGGAGTTGGTGGTTTTGTTGACTGGAAAAAAGGAAGCATAAGTGTTTCTAGTGGAAGTCAAGAATATGATTTAAATGAATTGTATAGTGCAGTATCAGAATCAGGTGATGCTATTGAAATTAAAAAAGTATATCATGACGCAACACCTGCAGTTAACAAATATTATGATCCTTATGCAACTACAGGATTTAATACTGCTAATTTTCTTCAATCATTTGGTTTTGGTGATTACTCACCCGGTGTATCTTTTACATTGATGCCTGTTTTTGAAGATTTATTACGAATTCAATCTATAGAATTTAATGATATGGTAAGAAAGTCTCAATATTCATTCTCATTGATAAACAATAAAATAAGATTATTCCCTAAACCAACATCAAATTATAAGTTATATTTTGATTATATTCTCACATCTGAAAGAAATAATACGTTGGTAACAGGAAGCGGTGAGCCGGAAAATGTAATTTCAGATTATTCTAATGCGCCCTATGATAATATGCAATATCAGTTTATTAATGATGTTGGAAAACAGTGGATTAGAAAATATGGTTTAGTATTGTGTAAAGAACTTTTAGGAAATGTTAGAAGTAAATTTGGCTCAATACCTATACCAGGCTCTGAATTTACGTTGGATGGTGAAACACTTAGATCAGAGGCTGCATCAGATAAAGAATTATTGATTACAGAATTAAGAGAAACACTAGAGCAAACTAGTAGACGTGTGCTAATGGAAACAGATAGTGAAGAAAGTATGCGACTACAAGAAAAACTTAACAAAGTACCACTTAATATTTATGTAGGATAACCTAATGGCCGGAAGATTTATAAGATCAAGAGATTTAAATTTCTTTGATACAATTAATAAAGAGCTTTTAGGCGACCCTGTAAATAATAAGACAGGCGTTATAAATCAAGAAGTCGTAATTTATAAAGTCTCTGTTTATGAAACAGAAACTAATTTTTATGGTGAGTCATCTCAAGG